TATAACGATTAATTATGGCTAACTTACAAGATATAGTAAACAGAAGTGAAGTAGGGGCTATTAAGCCTTGGACAAAAACAACAGCTCCTGCAGGTTATTTATTATGTGATGGTTCTGCCGTTTCAAGAACGACATACGCAGATTTATTTGCAGTAATTTCTACAACCTATGGTGCAGGTGATAGCTCAACAACTTTTAACGTACCAAACTTACAAGGTAAAATGCCTCAAGGTTTTGATGGTAATACTTACAATTTAGCAGGTACAGGAGGAGCTAATACAGTAACAGTTTCTTTGACTAATAACCAAGGTGTATCACTAACAAATAACCAAGCAGTTACAGTAACAGGTAGCATATCAAACACTTCACTAACAGAAGCACAATTAGCTTCACACAGCCACCCAACAAACATACCACATCCATTTCAAGATAACGTAAACGATGGAGAGGCTACTGGTTACAAAAGATTTAATAACGCAGGAGGGATTCAAGAGTCTGGTGGGACAAATACTACTGGATCAGGAACAGGTCACAATCACTCACACACTTTATCTGGAACTTTAACTGGGACTGTGACGGGAACTTTATCAGGAACTGTAACAGGATCAGGGACTAACTCTTTTTCACCTTTCGTAGTTGTTAACTACATTATAAAACATTGAGGATAATTTATGGCTGATCAAATTGTAATTGCAAACGGAGAAAGTATTCTTGTAGATAATTCATTTCATATTTCATGGGCTGATAAAGGAAAAAATTGGGTAGACGCTTGGTGTCCAAACACAATACATTTTGTTATTTGGAATAATCTTCCAGGGCAAAATGAAATTCAAAATAAAGATGCAAGCACTGGTATGATGACAAGTAATACAAGTTTAAACGCTACGTCTGATGCAGTGGGATCTACTACTGTTGCAGATTTATTGACTTGGGCTGGTGTAAGACAATTGCAAATCGAAGAAGCAATAGCAGAACATAACTCAGCTAGATCAACTGAATTCAATACTCAACTAGCAGCTTGGGAAGCAGCAGATTCAAGTAATAATGAAGACAATTTTAATACTTTTTCCTGGTCAAAAACCTGGAGAGACTATGACTCTAACTACTCTTAAACTATCCAAGTAACTATAGCGTGTCTATCACCGTTTGAAACGGGTTTAACTGAGTGCGGAAAACAAAAATTACTAGGAAATACGACAGCGCTACCAGATTTTTTTTTAACAACATATTCATCATTAAAAAAAGAAAAATCACCGCCATCATAATCTTCATTTAAAATTAAAGAACAACTTAAAACTCTTGGTTGTAAATCAAAATGATCTACGTGAGTTTTATATTCACCTTTTTCAGATCCTTTATAAATTAAATGATTGTAGCCTGTATCTTCAGTAGTTAATCCTGTAGAAAAAAATTTAAATGTGTCGGAATATATTTTAAGTATATTACCAACTGCAATAAATATTTTATCCTCATATACTTTATCTAGTTTAGAAACATAACAATTTCTGTAACTTGTTTCGTTGTCATCACCAACAGTAGCTTTTTTAAAATTTTTAAAGTTTGTACTTTTTATTATTTGTTCACAGACATCTAAATCTAAAATATTTTCATAACATTTTATATAATCTGTAATATTATTAATTTTTGTCATTTAAAAACTTTTTTGTTCCAAAACATTTTTTTATATCTATCAACCCATTTACTATTTAATAAATTAAATGTTTTTAAATGTAATTTTTCGTAATAAAAACCTGACCACATTTTCCATGGCTCTCTTCTAAATGGAATTACTTGAACCATTGGATCACCTTTTTTTATTATAAATTGCTCATCCTTTTTATTTAATAAAAATGGAAAATGTATTGTATTAACATATTTGTCTGTATCAACTACGCCAGGTATAATATCAAATCTAGGTTCAAGTCTGTTCATCGGTTTTAAAAATAAACAACTATAACCTGGTGGTGTTTTAATTAACCATTTGTTAATAAATTTTCCTGCTTTTTCATCACGTGTTTTTCTCCATTTTTCTGGAAGCTGTGACCCTTCATGATATGAATCTCTATCACTTTCTTTATTTGCTGCTGTGATAGTAAAATCCCCTTCCACAGGATCTATTATATAGTCTTGATCAAAAGGTATTATGTACCCTGCCGTCATAGAATCTAAAAAAGGTATGCAAGTTTTTAAAGTTGGAGCATGTAAATTATTATTTGAAAATCTTTCTAGTTTTTTATATTCGTCTGGTATAAATTTTGACGCAGGTTTTGGATGTGGCCAAACTTCTAAATACGTTTTATTAACCGCAATAAAATTTATTTTTTTACTAAACAATTTATCTTTACAATTTTTTTATGAAATTAAATGACATAGATCTTCTAATATCATTTTTGTTTTTAGTTTTGAAAGGCATAACGCAGTGGGTATGTATGGCCTCAAAAATGTAAAAATCACCAACTTTAGGTTCATGCCATGTAATTCTACCATTATCTCCTGTAAAAGCTAGCTGACCATCTTTAAATTTATGTGGATCTCTTGCATCATTTACAAATTCTGGAATTTTTAAAAATAAAACAGTAGACCAACCTGTGCCGTTATGATGAGTGTGTGGTGGATTATATTCATTCTCACGCATATCGTTAATCCAACAACTTAAAATTGTTAATTGTTGATTATCTTCAATTAAGCCTACTTGTAGTAAGGTGTCCATGTAGTCATTCATACAATCTACTATATTCTTAGAAATTTTAGTTTGTCCTAATAAATTAGTAAATTCTAATTCTGAATCTAATCTACCAGCAAGTCTGTGGCCAAAAGAGTTTAATCTTCTTTTTTCACTCTCATATTTATTATTTAAATCTTCAATTGCATCTAAAGGCATGGAATATTTTTTTACTATTTTTCCAAAAACTTCTGTTTTTGCTTTCATTTTAAAGTCAAAGCTCCGTTATTATAATCAAGAGATGTGTTTTTTTTACCAAATGTTCCTCTTGCAAATACTTCAAATGCTAAACATATTCTTGTGTTATCAGTTAAGTGAGGACCAATTTGATGATACAGTTTTGCATCAAACATTATTAAATCATTTTTTCTTGGAAAAAAACTTAAACGTTTTTGATTATACAAATTTGGTTTTTCAAAATCGTATTCAAGATATTGATAATCCGATCCTCTACTAAATATTATTGAATCTTGATCCTCATCTAAATCAAGATATAAAACCCCTGTGAAAAAAGAATTTGTGTGATTATGAAAACGAGAAGTAAGATCTTGATTACTTAATTTTATAATCCAAGATCTTGTAACATAAAAAGATAATTCTGTTGATATTCCTAATACATCATGTGTAAATTTTTCTACATGTTTTTCTATCTGTTTTTTTATATCTGCAAATTGTTTTAAATTTAAGACATCTGTTATTGAGTAACCATTTTTGTCGAACTTGATTTGACTAATATCATAGGAAGGAATGGATAAATTTTCTTGATATACCACTTCTGGAAATATTTCTAGTATTTGCATTCTTTTCTACATATTTATAGCACAAAACTTTTGTCAAGAAAACAATTATAAAAAATACTATTGCCAACAATAAAAATATGCTTACATTAGGTTCTCACCAAAATTAACAATCACAGGAGAAAATATGGAAAATGCAGATCTAAATAAAGCCATTGCCTACCTTGCAGATAAGGTGAGCAAATATCACGAAAGACTATTAGCAGTTGAAAGAGACGTTAAAAGACACGAAGAGAATAATGAAAAACATTGTTGTGATGATTGTTCATGTAAAAAATCTTAATTAATGTGGAACGTCAAATTTATAAGCTAAGGATATTCTTATCATTCCTTTAGGAAGAGATCGATCAGGTGCTTGACCCCAATGTTTTTTATGGGCTGGAAATAATACAGCCCTGTTAGGTCTAAATTCTACAACATTTTTAAGTTCATCTCTTTCATCAAAAAATGAAAGATGTCCTTGGTACTCTACTTGCCATTCTAAATTTGGATAATATAAAAAAGTTAAATTACCATCATCTGTGTGAGGATTACCTACTTGACATGCAGTTTGTCCGTTTGCATATATTCTACGAAATTCATAATTTTTTAAATGTGGTAATTTTTTATGAATTTGTTTTAGTAACTCATCACTAAAAAAAGAATCATCTTCTAAATGATTCAAATGCCACAAACCTCTGTAAGATAAAATCCATTTTTCGCTTTCTCTTAGTTTGTGCCAAACATTTTTGTGTAAGTCTTTTGAAAAAAAATTATCAAAAACTTGCATTTATTCTGGAGTTTCTCCTAACATATCAGCTAAAGACGGTGCAAAAATTTTAACATCTCTTCTAATTTTTTCTTCAGTAGTTGAGGATGACGGGTCATCAATATCTGCTTGAGCTGCAGCTTCTGATTCGTACTCAGCTCCAGTGTCTACATTTGTTATTGTTGTTTCTGTTTTTACTTTGTATTTAGGAATTTTTCTACCATCTTCTGTTGTGATGTGTCCTAGTAATTTAGCTGGTTCAATTATCGGCATTTTGTCCCCACATAATATTAAAACTTAAAATAATTCTATCTTCATTAGAATTATTTATTTTAACTTCATGTTGTAACCAAGATGGGAAAAAAATCAAGTCATTATCCTTTGGTTCATAGCTTACACTATGTGTTAAATGCACAGAGGCATTCTTGTTTACAGGTGCAGATAATATTTCAGCTTGTGGTCTTGGATCTAAAAATACTAAATTTCCACTTTTTTGTGGCACTTTTAGGTAATATACACCAGATAAAAAATTATAAGGATGGGTGTGAACAGTATTACGTGAACCTGGTGGATTTATTATCGCCCAAAGTCCAGTTAATTCTGGATCTATATTATTCTGTAATTCTAAATGTTTGAAACACTCTTTAGCGTTAAATAGTATATCACCAGTTATTTGTTTAAATTTTTCATCTTTATACAATTCATCGTGACTGTGCCAACCACCAATATTAGATTTTGGCACGCCTTTTTCATCTAGTTTTTTTATTTCATAAAGCCTGTCTACTAAACTTTCATGACCTACTGATTTTGTAATCATAATTGGCGTTATGAATAGTGATTGTAATTTCATTTTAGTCCTTTCTAATTCTTGTTATTGAGTTCCTTCTTTTTTTTGGGTGGATACCATATTTAATGTACATCCAAATTAATTTATAAATTAATTTTTTCATTTTATCCTTTCTATAGTTGACCTTTTGTAACCTCCATAAAGCTTACAATTATATGAACTTGGTTAGCAGCATTAGCTTGTGCTTTTAAAACATCAGATTCTTGCAACACAAGTGGTTGCGATAACAATTCTGTCGTTGTGTTTGTAGCAACACTTTTAGCTTTAAATAATTCGAAAGTTGCAGATGATCTCACTACCTCTAAATCTACGAGTGTCGTACTTCCAGAGTCATTACAAATTAAAATTGATTTTATCACATCTGTTGTAGGAGGGACAGGTGGCGTAGCACCAGGATCAGCTGTGGGCACCGTTAATATGGTTGTTAAATCTGTTGATGTCATATCAACCATCGAACTTTTAAATGTATTAGCCAAGGAAAAAACTCTCCGATTCTGATTCTTCTTTTAAATCTTGTTGATAGTTAGTGTTAAGTAATAATATTATTTGATCTAATAATTTTATCATCTGATCAAACTGACCTGCATCATACTCTGGTGTAGCATTAGGTAATCTTGTTATTGTAATTTTAGCCATTATCTTCTACCGTCTGGTCTTATCTGCAATTTCTGTGAACCAAGTCTCCAAGGTGTATCATCAACTGTATTAGTTGTATATCTTATTTTCACTGCTCTACCTCTACCTCGCACACTTATTTTCTCAGTAGTGCTAGTAATAGAGCCAGTAGTTTGTACATTCGAAGCTGATTGAGGGTATTGTTCAAGTGTTAATCTTGCTGTCATGGTGTTTGCAAGATTGTCAAAATCTGGAACCAATTTACTTACTGACATTAGCTGATCACCGTCCGCTATTTCTACAGATCCTGTTTCAAGAAAAGCTGTTATTGCTGTGCCGTCAGCTTGATTGTTGCCTACTTCATGCTCATAAATAAAAGATGCACCCGCTGTTAAACCTAAAATTGAAGTAGCGTTGGCTGTTGTAGAGCTACTATACTCAGTAGCAATAGGAGATTCGTAAACATAAGCACCAAGCCAAGTTGTTCTAGCTAAATTTATTGTATACCAAGTTCCCTCTAAATAATTATAAGCAACAGCCCTGTCTATTTGAGATGCGTTTGCTGAAGGATAATACCATATAATTTCATTGTAGGCAGTGTTTAGGCCAACAGCGATATCGTTTTTGTTAGTATAACTAATATTATCAAAGACAAAATCTTGAACAGAGCAGGGCATTTTTTTTACAACACCATCATATAGATAAAAGGCGTCATCAGACATCCAATATGCTACCCCATTAACTTCTATGGCAGCATGTTGAGCGATTAAACCTGCATTTGCACCAAGTTGTCTTAATCCAAATGTAAAAGGTGATCCTACAAACTGTAGACCATGTAATGAAGTGTCTGTCCAAATAAGAATTTGACCAGCTGATTTGATAGCTCCTACAATTATTGATCCATCTGATATACGTAATGACCCTGCTTCGTTTGTTGCAACAGGTGTATAATCTGTAGCGTCCTCTCTGTCAGAAAATCTTAATAATAAATCGTCTTGTGTAGCAGTATTACCTATAGTCGTTTCTGTTCCAAATATTAATAAATGTCTTGTGTCTGTAGAGACTAAACTAAATCTTGATGCTGTAGGAGCATTAGACAAGGCAGTTGCTCTCGCAGCTAAACCACCTGACGTGTCCCAAATAAATGTTCCCCCATTCAAAACTGTTGCTATTAAATCTTCACCAAAATTGTCTAAAGACCAATTTCTTGCTGTTATTACAACATTAGATGATGATCTTGGTGTATCCCATGTGCTTGCCCCCCAAGTGTCTGTTCCCCAACCGTACCCATATGATGATGTTGTGGGTCCTGGGTTAATTTGATATGTAGCGGTGGTTGAACCACCACCACTTGCTGTTGATCCCGTTGCATTAGTTCCAGCGTTAATAGTAAAAGTATTAGCAGTTGGCACTGTTAAAATTTCAAATTCATTATTAAAATCTATACCATCGACAACATTTGTAGATCCATTATCAAAAGTTACAAAAGCACCTACCTCAGCATTGTGAGTATTATCTGTTACAGTAACAGTTGATGATCCACTTGATGTGGTAAAAGGATTTGTTAAAGCTTGAGTTTCTCTTAATGGAGTTATATCATAAACTTTACCTTCAGAAAAAATATATAGTTTTCTATCTGTGCCTAATGCTAAATACCTTGTTCCATCTAAACCAATCCAAGAATGTGTGTCTCTTACAGCACCAACCACGGTTACATTAGGATTTGGTAAATTAACCCACCCACCCCATCTTTCAGGTTTACCATAATGAAATCTTACAAAATCAGAATCTATATATTTACGTTGATCTCCTGCAGAATAAGCTGAGTCTTGTTTATCTATGCCTGGTTTGAATTTTAAATCTACTAATTGCATGGATTTATAATAAATTACTTATTGTTATCAGGCAAGAATTGAGTTCCAACATTACCCTTAAAAGCATAATTTCCGTAGTGAGTCATGCCTGACATTATATCAGCATAGATTTTACCACCCATATTTTGCCATAAACGGCAGAAAGCGTAGTCCTCAGATAGATATCTTTTTGTTTGTGGCTCTATCATAGTGTCAAAAAAAGCATAATTCCAATCAGAAGTTTCATGATAATTAAACTCTGTATCGTGAGATTGGTTAATGTGCTGATCAGGTTTAAATTTAAGATCTGGATATATTCTTGCCATACGTTCAAACACTTCTCTTTTAATCATCATGAAACCCGTAGGTCCATCAAGCACCTCAATAAAACCTTTGTCCAACATTATTTTATCAGGATTTTTTACGTTTAAATTATATTGTAATGAAGCAGCTAAAAGCTTATCTTCAGATATATCTGGGTTTTCTTTCAGTCTTTTTTTTACTTTTATCCAGTCAATAGTTTTTCTTGGATAAATTCCTGTCACTATTTCTTTATTATATTCTAACATTCTAATTACAGAGTTAGGATTAAAAGCTAGATCAGAGTCTATAAATAATAAATGTGTATAATCACCATCCATAAATAATTGAACTAAAGTATTACGTGCTCTAGTAATCAATGATTCATTACCTATCGTTCCAAATTGTAGTTCTATCTTTTTAGTTGCTGCTAAAGCAACAAGTTGCATGCAACTTTTAAAATAATCAGCTGTTAACATACCGCCATAACAAGGTGTGCCTATAAATATTTTATGTTGTTGCATACTCTACTTTTAAATACTCTATTTTTCTTACCCAGCCTCTTGGTATCGCTATCGCTCCACCACCATGGTCATCATCTTTGTCTACGCACCAAGATCGCATTATTACAATTTTGTCATCATTATTAACAACCATATATCCTACCTCTTGGCACACGGCTAACGGAGCGTTTACAATATCTTTAATATGTAACCAGCCCGTTTCTGTATCTTTAGCATCTAACCAAGTTATTCTAACCATTGGATATTTAATAATGTCAAAGCTTGCCATCTTTTTTTTCAGCTTCTTTATAAAAAATATTTAACGTATATCTTTCACTGCTTTCGCCAAATGATTGTAAGTCGGAATGAGGTATTATACTACCGTTAAAAAACAAAGCCCTATTTTCAACAAAACCAATGTGTGAAGATAATTGATCTTTTCTCATAAATCCTGTGCCATTGTTTAGAAGTGGCTCTCCTTTTACAAACAAAAGTAAGTTTGCAACATTACCTTTATCGACATCAACATGAAACAAAGGCTCTTTGTTGATTCGAATATGTGCACTAACAGATATTGGCTCTAAGTCTCTGTTGGGAAAAAAATAGTTTTTTATTAAATTTAATAATGGGTCACTGTGAAAACTGTGTGGAAATGTATGTCTTCGTCCATATATTTGACCCTCTGGATTTTTTACTTCAGTGTATTTAATTTTTAAAAAAGTTTCTTGTAATGACTCCAGCGTTTCTTGTGATAAAAAATTGTCAACGTACATCACAAATTCTGTATTTTTATTATGGTTCATGAAGATACTGGTGTTTCATCTTTTTTTATTAAATGTAAATTAAATGAAACGGATCTTCTTTCTTCATCCTTTGTTCTAAATGGGTATACGCCGTGCGCTAGCCAATTAGGAAATAAAAAAATATCTCCTACTTTTGGTGATTCTTGATGTTTGTGACCACTAAAAGTAGCAGCTTGACCATTAAACCAACAAATATCTCCAACAGTTGGGTAATGATCTTCTCTTGCATATTCTTCAGGTAAACTAGGAGGAACTCTTAAATAACACACTCCAGAAAGTTGACCCTCGTGTATATGAAAAGGATTAAAATCTCCAGCCCATTGACTAACAACCCACATAGATTCAATAATCATTTTGCCTACAAACTCAGGTTTTATCGTTTCACTAGCTGGTGGTATAGATATGTAATGTTTAACCATTTCTCCTATGAGTTGTGCCATAGGTAAAAATTCTTCAGTATTCATCCACTCTTGTGGAAACCTTACCTCTTGTTTAACGTTGCCTGCTAAATTACTTGAATGATCAAATTGTTTTGAAAGTTTTTTATCGTCGAGCATTTCAGTTGACTTTTTATCTAACATGTTTGTTATGAAATCAGGCATTTTGCCCCTCATTATTGTGGGACCGAAAGGTCTAATTGTATCAAATTGTAGTTTTATTTCTTTCTGCATTCGAATCTCCTCCATTTATCTATTGTCATATAGCAATAATTTGCCTATAAATATAGAAATAAATTGGTAATTTCTTCAAGTCCATCCAAGCTTGCTTTCCAACAAACATAAAGTTGCTAACTAAAAGGATTATGCATGATTGATGAACAATTTTTACAGACTATTCCCCAATACGGTATTGGTGGTTTTGTCGGTAAAGTATTTAAAAAAGTAAAAGATACTGTCAAAAAAGTAGCTCCCATCGTTGGTGGTGGTATCGGCTTTTTAATTGGTGGATCTGCTGGCGCTGGTATTGGCGCTGGTATTGGAGGATTAATTGCAGGACAAAAGCCAGGAGAGGCTTTGGGAACTGCAGCACTTGGTTATGGTATTGGTTCATTAGCGGGTAGTTTTGCTCCTATTGGTCGTTATGCAGGAAGAGGTATACCAGGAACAGACATAGGTGGTTTGTTAGGAACGGCACAAGATAGAAGAGCATTAACAACTGCTACTGACGATCCTGCAAATATTTTACAAAGATTAATTGGTGGTGGTAGTAGCACACCAAAACTTTCAAATGCAGAACAAAAAATAATAAACTATCAAAGCCAAATAAATGCTGGAGAGTTAGATGCAGATTTAGGAAAAGAATTAATAAATTTAGAAAAATTAAAAATTTTTACAGGACAAGATAAAAAACCAATACTTGGAGGTAATTTAGGTAATGTATTGACAGCAGGAGCCGCTATATCACCCATTGCAACTTACTTAGCTGCACAAGCTGAACAAGAGGCGTTTGTTCCAGAAGATCCTAATGCGTTAAATCCATTTTATTATATGAACCCAGAAGAGTTCCAAGTAGCGGGTCTGGGCACAAGACCAATTTATTTTGATACATTACAAGATGATTTTGGTGTACCAAGAGAAGATTTACCTACAGATTTTATTAGACCAACAACAGCAGCTCAAGGTGGTATTATGAGATTAGCAAACGGAGGCACTCAAGAGTTTCCAAGAAAAACAGGTGAGATTAATGGACCAGGCACTGGCACATCTGATGACATACCAGCTATGTTAAGTGATGGTGAATTTGTATTTACTGCTAAAGCTGTTCGTAATGCAGGTGGCGGTAGCAGAAGAGAAGGTGCTAAGAGAATGTATCAAATGATGAAAAATTTAGAAAAAGGTGGTACACTATCTGAACAATCAAGAGGAGTAGCATAATGGTAACGCAAACACAAATAACGAGAGAAGCACCAGATCTAGAAGCTCGTCGTTTAGGTTTAATTGATAGTGCAAAAGCACTTACAGAACAACCAATAACGTTACCAGATTATACCCTTGCAGGATTCACGGCCCCCGAAGCACAAGCATTTAATTTAGCTGGTCTTGGTATTGGTGCTTATGAGCCATTATTAAATCAAGCACAACAAGCAATTTTAGCAGGACAAGGCACCACTGCAGGAACAATACCTTTGTTAACTGCTTTGGCACAAACTCCAACATCTGCAAGTTTTGAACCTTTTCAAAGTAATTTTCAACAAGCTGTTATTGACCAAACTTTAAAACAATTAGATGAGGAAGCTGCTCGATCACAAACTCAATTAAGTGATTTAGCTCAATCAAGAGGTGCTTTTGGTGGATCAAGACAAGGTGTACAAGAAGCATTACTTGGAGAGGGTTTACAAGATGCTAAAGCAAGAGCTATAGCAGGATTGAATCAACAAGCATTTGAAAACGCCCAAGCTGCTTTTGCAAGAAATCAAGAATTACAGCGATTGGCGGCACTAGGTATTGGTGGCTTAGGTGCACAACAAGCAGGTTTTGCGGCACCTCTTTCAGGATTGGCGGCTCAACAACAATCACAAAGAGGACAAGATATAAGTCAATTACTTGGTATTGGCGGTTTACAAAGACAGCAAGCTCAAGCAGGATTAGACATCGGTAGACAAAATATTTTACAAAATATTTATGAACCTTTCCAAAGATTAGGTTTCTATGGTGATGTATTAGCAGGAGCACCAACAACTCAACAAACATTAGTTCCTGCAACAAGTCCAGGAGTTTCACCTTTACAACAAGCAATTGGTGTTGGTATAGGTGCTTTATCTGGTATTGCAGGTCTTAGAAGGTCAGGAGTAGTATAATGAGTGTTTTAAATAGAGCGATGTTTAATAAAAATATGCCAGTCGTAAGAAGAGCAATAGGTTCTAATCAGTTGGGAGAGGTAAGAGATAGAATTTCAGCTGATGAACAAAGAAAATTTTTGGATAGAAGACAACAGTTAATAGAGCAGAGAAATCAACCTGGTGCAATAGAGAGTTTTTTTACAAACCTTGCTAGTAATTTAAGAGACACATCTAAAGCAGTAGGAGGTCTTTTTAATACTGATACACCTGTAAGTGATGATTCAACAGTGTATGATTTTGGTGAATATGGCGGAACTTATGATTTAAAAGACCAAGGTTTTCAAAGAGTGCTCCGTAACTATTTACCAGAGGGTGCTGAACTATTTGTGGGAGACCCTAATAAATTTTTATTATCTCCAGAAGGTCAGCAAGCAATAGAATTATTTAGAGCTGATATATTAAAAACACAAGAAGCTAACAGAGCCATGGGATCACCTATAACAGGTGAGGGTATAAATGGTCTTAAAAAATTAGACGAAATGAGATTTAGACAAATGGGGTCTCCAATGCAAGGTGAAATTGCACAGCAAGCAATGATGCCACAACAAAACCCAGAGAATGTTGGGATTATGCAAGGTTTTGAAGAAGACGCAAAAACAATTGTTGATGCTGGGTCAGAAAAAAAAGAAGAGTTTGATAAAGCTGAAGACTATGAACAGTTAATGAATACCATTAGAGGAGATAAAAAATCTGAAGATCAAAGAAGAGATGAGCTAGCAGAAATTGTTGGTGAAAAAGATGCTAATGATACACCAGATAGTGTTTTAACATTAGTTCAACCAGTTATTCAAATGTTAGATACTCCAGAAGTAAGACAAGAGGGTATTGGTGCAACTCCACAAGCGTTTGCTATGGGTGGTCCTGTCTACCGAAATCAAGGAACAAACAAACCCGAAGGAGAAACATCAACTAATGATGATGCATTAAATGTTGCATTAATGTCATTACTATTAAATCAAAATCAAGGTGCAAATATACCATCTCTGGCTACGGGTTTTCAAAAAAACTTACCAGTTATGCAAGCTATTTTAGGAAGAGATCCAGATCGAACTTTAGCGGATACATTTTTTAACATATCAAGAAGTGGTTTTGGTTTAGCGGCTGGCATGACCCCACAAGAAGCACTTTTATTAGGATTAGAGGGACAACAAAAAATAGGAGCAAAAGAAGAAGCAAGAGATTTAGCTATTAGACAAGCGGCTCTTGGTGAGGCTTCTAAAGATAAAGCGTTTGCTCAACAACTTGATTTAGCAATAAAAAAAGAACAAGCAAAAAGAAAAGATACTAAAGGCACCACATTTGTTGTGGGATCTGGTGTTGAGGTACCATCTGCTGTATCATCACTATTAAGTGATACTCAAATAAGTGCTTATCCAGAGGGCACAAATATATTTGTTGATAAAGATAATAAATTATCAATAAATATACCCACACAAGCAGATCAAGAGGCTTATTACAACACAGAAACTAATACAGTAGTCTTTTTAACTGACAAAGAATTCAACGATCTTAGTGATGCTAATAAACAGAATTATACAACTGTTGGAGCTGGATCAACCTTTACAAAATTAGCAAAATTAAAAGACGATGGTTCAGTCGATTTAACTACGGTTGTAGATATTAGAAACTCTGATCAGGCAAAAATACAAGAATTGTTAGAGTCTGATCCACCGTATACAATTATATCTAATTCTTTTGAGGTAAATCCAGATAGATCAGGAGTAGGAATTTTTAATCGTGCTGAAGGAGGACCTGTATTTAGACAGGCAGGCTCTAATAAAGATGGAGAAACTGCACAACCTAATTATGAAGAAATACTAAAATCTGCAGAAGCTGCCTTAGCTGAAGGTCAATTGTTCCCTGCACAATCAGAGTCTGATAGATCATTTTTTAATTCTTTATATTCATCAACATTTGATTCCCTAAAAGATTTATTAGAGTTAAAACAGCTTATAGCTGCTGATCCATCTTTAGTTGGTTACACAGGTTTAGCTCAAGAAAGTTTAACAAAACTAGCAACCTTGGCTAATGACATAGATAATATATTTGGTGACAAGTTTTTCCCAGATGACGAACAGGGTGTTCCAAAGGGAATTGGTATGTTTACAAAACCACAAATTAGAGAGCTAAAATCAAAAGTTGCAGAGTTATCTGATGCAGTTGCAGATATTATGTCTTTAAGAGGTAAACGCGGCACACCTGAAGGTGTTAGAAGAAGAGCAGAGGAAAGAACAGATGTAACAGGTTTGTATGGATCTGATTTTGCTTTTGGCAAAATTGATGCATTAACAGATTATTTGACTGATAGAATTAAAGTATTTGCAGTGCTTTCGGGTAATTTTTCAGATGAAACAGATTTTGCAGATTTTGGTAAATCAATAGACATACTAAACAATTCTATAAAAGATCTTAATCCAAACACATTTAAAGACAAAAAAAGTAAATATACATTAGATGAACTAGAAGCAATATTAGGTGAATAATGGGCGAGATTTTTGTAGAAGGTCTGCCATTTACAATACAAATAGAGGGAGACGCACCAAATAAAGACGAAGCTCAAAGAATTTTAAAATTAGTTGAGAAATTAGATGTTGTAAAAGATACAGGTGAATCAGCTTTACGTGAATTAGAAGATCAGTATGGTTTTAATATACCTTTGCTTGATGAAGCAATGATTTCTGAAGAAAAAAAGAATGCAATAAATTTATTAGACGATTTTGGATTTGTAGATAAAAAAGAACTTTCTCCTTTAGAACGACTTGGTATTGATAGAACAACTTCTGGAATTATAGGGTCTATGGCTTTATCTGCAGGTGGTTTTAAAGACATGTTTAATTTAAAAGAGGAGGCAAATTTAGCAAAACTTTATAAAAGAGCTAGTGTAATAGACCCAAAAAAATTAGCTATAGCTGGAGGTAAAACTTATTTTGGTGGTGTTTTTGGAGACATTGCTGGTAGAACCGCTTTTGATGTTGCTAATTTTATCTTAACTGGTGATCCAGACATGCTTCAATTCTTAAATACTATTGATGCAGATGCAAAAGAAGCAATGTTTTATGAAGCACTTGGATTAGGTATTCCAGAAATTGTAGCAGGTGGCTTTAGGCTACTCACAAATTTAAAAGATCCTTCTGTAAAAGCGGCTTACGAAGCAGCTGAAAGATTAGGTATACAACTTAATTTTGGTCAAATAGCAAAATATGCTGGCGGGGCCAGAGCCTTATCACCTTTGCCATTTATTGGTACTACAGTGCGAAAAACAATTGCCACACAAAAACAAATATTAAATGATAAATTTCAAAAATTAAAAGAAAGTTTTGCTCCTGTCTCTTTGTTTTCTACTTCTGGGATAGATGTTTTTAAATCAGTAGATAAACGTTTTGATATTATGAGTAGAAACATGTCCAGACTTTGGGACAGAGCTTACAAATCTCATGCGATGTTGCCAAACAGAAATGTTTTTAAAACAGATGATGTGCAGTCTTTTTTTACAAAATTTATTAATGGAGATATTTTAAGACAATTTAAAAATATACCTACAAATGATCAAGGCATAATCAACTCATATGAATCACTAGTAAAAAGTGGTTTTTTTGAAAACCAAGGTCTGTCTAGAGCAATGGGGCCAGGCATGAAAGATTTTATCGAAACATTAAGAAGATATCAAATCACAATGCAAAAACAAGGTAACAAAGTAAGCTATGATACGATTAGAAATTTTAATGATGATATAAGTGGGTTGTTTAGAGATTTAGTCGAGGGTCAAGGCACATTTAGAAACGAATTCGCTAAAGTTTTAACTCAATTTAGAGTAGCTAACGATGAATTACTTTTAAACTTAGATAAAAATTTAATTAAAGATTTAATACCTGAGGATATGTTAGCTGGTATTTTGCAAAATCATAAAAATGCAAACGACTTTACGAGAGCATTTAAACAATTGTATGAAAGTCCAGCTGGAAATATATTTGGAACTTATGTCCAAAATATTTTTAAACCTGGTTTTATTAGAGATAAAAAAGCTAGAGATCAAATACTTACATCTTTAATGAGAGTAAAATCACCATCTGTCTTAAGAGATTTAGAAAAGATAATGGGAAAAGACTCTTTCAAAATATTTGCTAATGAGTATTTATCTGGTGCCATCGCAAGGGCTGTTTCAGATACATCACAAAATACAGCGCAGTTTGCTAAGGGGTTAGATTTTGAACCTGCAATACTAGCAAAAGAATTAGGATTTGATATTAGAGGCAAAGATGAATTTGTTGATGCATTTTTTAAATCATTAGGGATTAACAAACAGCAAGTAAAAGATATAATTACTAGTGGTGCCTTCATAGAATCAATAAAGATTGGTAACCCTTCAGCGTTTTTACAGAGAAGATTTCAGTTAACTGGGGCACAAAATATACTTGGTAGTTTTTTAGGAGGTGCTGGAGCCAGTTACATGGGCACACAAACTTTTAGTGAAGATGATGGTATTTTCACAAAAGGATTTAAGGGTTTACTAACTTTAATGGCCTTAAGGTATGGAGTAGGAAAAGTTTTTGCGAATCCAAAATTAGCTAAAAATGTTGTGAATATTTATGAACCAGGCAGACAATTAAACTTTAGTACAAAAATAGATCTTGTAAGAGAAATTTTTAATTTACATCACGATGAAGCACCTGAAGAAATCGGATCAACTTTGTCTATGTTTCAAAAAGTGCAAGAAGACTTATCTGGTGTTTTAGATGAAGTAGAGCTAGATGCGATTAATGATTTAATTTTAGAGTTACAAGATAGAAAAAATAAATTTGAGGTAACTAATGAATTAGATCTTGAAACAGAAGAATTAGAAAGTTTAAGGGAGGAACCAGCAGAGGTAATAGAGGAAGATATTATCATACCAGAAGAAAAACCAGAGCAAGATGACGTAAGCTTTAATATACCTAGTCCTAATATTAATATGAACATGGCTAATGTTGTGCCACCCATATCAAGCGCTCAATTAGATCCAGCTTTAGTTCAAAGACTATCTAGTGTTGGTTTACCATTGTTTGCTAATGAAGGTGGTATAGCTACTCTAATGAATAAACCACAACAGATGGTAGCGTAATGCCTCACGGAGGATATCACGGTGTAGTCAAAGTCGGTGACAAGATTGTTCAACAAGGTAGCCCTGCAGGTGCACCTGTCGGACAAGGCGGTGTGTATAATCCAGATGGTTTTGCAACAGAGATGGCTGGTAGTTCAGCTCCATCACAAAGCGATTTACAAATAGTACAAAATCAAGCTCAAAACATAAAGAACATACAAAAACAATTTGAAAATATAGATGACAACAGATCAAAATTTTTAGCTCTTCAAACCCCACAAAGATTATTAACTGAGGCTCAAAAGAGAAGAATACAAAATAGAAGGAGAGCAGAGGTATTAGATGCTTTGAAATTAGGTAAAAACGTAGATCGATCTTTGTTTACAGGTAGAGTTCCAAAAGAGGGAACAAAAAGTTCAATACTTAATGCATTTGGTATAGGAACAGTTCCAACGGGAAGACCAAAATTAAGAGAGGGATTATCTTCTGCAGAGTATGCAGATTTTATGAGACAAGCTTATCAAGCTAATCCAGGCATGATTGAAAGTTTATTTCCTTTTCAGAGCGGGAAAATGATACGTAATGTGAGCAGACTTTTACCAGGCATAGGAACCATACAAAATATTGCATCTCTCGCGAAAGAAAAAACTGGTGGTTTTTTAAATAGATTTTTTCCTGG